TGCTGAAGGCGAATTTGTAAGTGTAGCGTTGAACGAAGGACAACGTGATACACTTTACAGTAATGCAGTTAATCCAATTACATTTATCAACGGCGCAGGACTAGTTGCATACGGTCAGAAAACTCGTGCAAGAGGTGCTAGTTCACTAGACAGAGTCAACGTAGCAAGGCTAGTAATTTACTTACGTAGTCAGCTTAATAAATTGGCTAAACCGTATATTTTCGAACCAAACGATAAGATCACACGTGATCAAATCAAACAGGCTGCAGAAAGTTTATGTCTAGAGTTAGTTGGTGCTAGAGCACTATATGACTTCTTAGTTGTATGTGACGAAAGCAACAACACACCAGCACGTATAGATCGTAACGAATTATACTTAGACATTGCAATTGAACCAGTTAAGGCTATCGAGTTTGTTTACATTCCGCTTAGACTTAAAAATACTGGTGAGATAGCAGGACTGTAAGATGATAAATATATATAACAAATTAGGAGCAAAGTAAATGGCTATTTCATCATTATCAAAAATCACAGTTCCATTAGCTTCGGATGCAAGCAACTCTACACAAGGGTTGCTTATGCCAAAACTTCAATATCGCTTTAGAGTGAGCTTGGAGAACTTTGGTGTAAGTGCAGGCGAAGTTACTGAACTAACAAAGCAGGTAGTTGATGTTACCAGACCTAACGTAAGCTTCGAGACAATGACTGTTGACGTTTATAACTCAAGAGTTTATCTCGCAGGTAAACATACCTGGGAAGCTATTACATTAAACTTACGTGACGATGCAACAGGTGCAGTACAAAAACTAGTTGGTGAACAACTACAAAGACAGTTCGACTTTATGGAACAGTCAAGTGCAGCATCAGGTATTGATTACAAGTTTGTAACTAGAATTGAAATTTTAGACGGTGGTAACGGTAACTTCGCACCAGAAGTACTAGAAACTTTTGAATTATATGGTTGTTACTTAGAAAGCGCAAACTACAACTCATTAGCATATTCTGCTAACGAGCCAGTAACTGTTGCACTTACAGTTAAGTACGACAATGCAATCCAAACGTCAGGTGCTAGTGGCGGCGGAGTAGGTACAGCAATTGGTAGAACAGTTGCAGGTATTGCATCCACAACCGGTTAATAATTAACTAATTATTTAGACTATAGTAAAGGGGCTTTTCGAAGCCCCTTTATCTTTATATGCGTACTTAATTGTATTGGATAAATATTAGTATGGCAAATATATTCAATGGATTCTTAGATAACGTAATAAATGGAGCATTAAGTCCTAAGGGCGACATGGCAGATTATGCTCATGCCGCTAGACTTTATACAGATGATAACTTTCGTTTAGCACCTAAACAAAAGTTTCTATACCACGTAACTCTTAACCTTAATGACGCTGTTATTAATAAAGTATTACCAGGATGGGCGCAACGACACAGCAATGAAGTTAATATGCTTGTTAAAGGTGCTACTTTACCTAAGTTTGACATACAATTAGAAACAAAAAACAAATATAATCGTAAGAAAAATCTTCAAACTAGAATTGATTATTCTCCGGTTACAATTACATTCCACGATGATAATAATAGTATAACAACACAATTATGGACAGCATACTATAATTACTACTTCCGCGATGGAACATATGGAAGTAGAGATGGTGCAGGTAAACCAAACCAAACTGCAAGACCTTATGATAGATTCAATTCTTACAAAGGATCAACATCAAACGGTGATCGTTTTGGATTAGATAATAATCAATATGAACCATTCTTTACAAGCATACAAATATCACAATTAGCACGACACCAATATTTAACAATGACTCTTGTTAATCCAATGATTGAAAGTTGGCAACACGATACTTTAGATAATAGTGCATCAGCAGAACCTGTACAAAATTCAATGACCGTAGCATACGAAAGTGTATTTTATGCAGACGGTCCTGTTGAAGAAGGAAATGCACCTAAAGGGTTTGGCACAACTCATTACGATAATACTCCTAGTCCAATTGCAGCAGGGAGTGCAGGAAGTTTATTTGGTAGTGCTGGTATATTAGCAGGTGGCTCAAGTGTACTTGGAGATATAGCAGGTGGCAAAGCAGACTTAGGTACATTACTTACAGCGGCACGTACAGTTAAAAACGCTAAGAAACTTACTAAAGAAGGTATACGTAATGAAGCATATCAAGTTGCAGGACAAACTATTAGAACAGCAACAGGAACAAATGTAAGCGGACTTGCTAATACTAGTTTTCCAAAATCAGGTGGCAATGGCACACAAACAACTCAAGCAATACCATCTATCGCCCAAAAAGAAGATAAATTTTATCCACCAGTAACATTGCTAAACGATTTAGAAAGTAATTCTGATTTAGCAGACTCTGTAGCACGTAAAGCTCTAGCAGTTGGTGCAGTTACAAATGGTACTACTGTATCTAACAATATTAATGCTTATGATAACTTAACTGCTGCAGAACAAACTGCTGTTAAAAACAGTGTTATATCAGAAATTAATAATGGAAATTCAAAAGTGTTAAGTATTGCAAATACTCAAGTAAATAAGTATAATGAGAATCAAGTAGGAAATGTTTCTACAATAGCAGCACAAAATAATCCACTAGGAAATACTTAATATGCCAACTAATTTACCAAAAACTGAAAACTCTGATAGCGCAAGCGAAGTAAAAGAATTTTTTAATCAATACCTAACAGAAAAAATATCATTTCCATCTAATGAAGTAGATGCAGTTATAGGATTTTTTGAAAACAGAGGATTTGATAAAACATCAGCCCAATCAACTGCAACAGCATTACTTCAGCAAGCAAAAATAGATGAAGTTAAAATATTTGAACTAATAGATTCTTTACAAGGGTTAAACAAAACTCAACTAAGTGATATTGTAGCAAATGTACTAAATTATAGTCGAGAAAAAATTAGTACATTAGGATTTAGAGTAGAGTCTAAATACGAAAAATTAGAAAAACGCAATATAATTATATGATATGGGTAGATTTGCGCAAGGAAAGTTTTCTTTAAAAAACGCTGAAAAGTATATAGGAACAAAAACACCAACTTATAGAAGTAGTTGGGAATTTGCATTTATGAAATTCTGCGACGAACATCCTAGTGTTGCAAAATGGGCTAGTGAAGCAATAAAAATTCCATATAAAAATCCATTAACAGGTAAGCACACAATATATGTACCTGACTTCTTTATAGCATATGCAGATAGGAATGGAAAACAGCGTGTTGAACTTATAGAAGTTAAACCTGAAAACCAAACTATAAAAGAAAAAGTAGGACGCAGTAGACATAATCAAGCTCATTGGATAGTTAATCAAGCAAAGTGGGAAGCAGCAAGGGCGTATTGTAAACAAAAAGGTATCTTTTTTAGAATAGTTACTGAAAATGATATTTTTCACAATGGCAAAAGACGATAAATAATAGTAGCAGTTAATGGTATAGGTATATGACTAAAAAATTAGAAGATTTGCTTAATATGGATGATTCAAAAGAAATCATTAAACAAGCACAAGAGCAAGAAAAACAACAAGTCAAGCATGAAATTGCTCACGAAGAAAGTTTTCGTGATATAGCCGAGTTTGATAAAATTGCAGGCGCATTGCCAGCAGTAAAAGGTCTTGGCGATATGGCTGATAAAGAATTAAATGATATTGCTGACCGTGCGTTAACGGCATATGACGATCTAATGGATCTTGGTATGAATGTTGAAAGTCGTTACAGCGGTCGTGTATTTGAAGTTGCAGGCGGCATGTTAAAAACAGGACTTGATGCTAAAGTAGCAAAACTTAATAATAAATTAAAAATGGTAGAACTGCAACTTAAAAAAGAAAAAATGGACAAAGATGGCGGCATAGCTGATGAAGGTATGATTGCTGGAGAAGGATATGTTGTTACAGATCGCAATAGTCTATTAGAACGTCTAAAAGGCTTAGATAAAGATAAATAACATATAACGGGAATGTATATAATGGAAACAAGATTTCAAGAATTGCTTAACGAGTCTAAAAAGACTTATAATTTTAAGATTGGTGTAGCAGGATCGCTACCAGAAGGATGCGAAGAAAGTATAAAATCATGTTTGAAAAAATATGATGTTGCTTCAATGACTAAAGGTAAAAAAACGCCAATACAGGAACGTCCATTAGATTTTCCGCAACTAGAAAATATGGAAGTTACATATTACGAAGTTGAATTAAATTATCCATCAACGCAGCAAGTTTTACAAGAATATATTGGATCATGCTGCAATATTGATCAAGCATATATTATTGTAAGAAATCCAGAAGAAATGCAAGAAAAGTATCAGGCAATGCCAGAAGATACTACCTATGAAACAAAATTATCAACAGAAGACATGGGCGGCGAAAGCGCACAAGAAAGTGTAGGCGAAAACCGTGTAATGGATCTGTTAAAGGAGCTAGAAGTGGCTCGTAAAGAACGTGAGCACAATCCAAGTGCAGCGGCACCGGAGGCAAACTAAAATGAACATGAAAAAACTACTAGAATCAATGGACACCATTGAAGGAAGTGCGATGTCAATGGTACCACCAATGGCGCCACAACCACAAGAAGACAAAGGCAATCCAGTAACAATGAATGTATCAATGAATGCAAGCGGCAAAGATAATGTTGCAGACTTGATTGATATGATGAAAAATGCAGGGTTAAACGATGCAGGCGAAGTTAGTGCAGATATGATGCCACCACGCCAAGATATAGAAAGACTACGTGATATTGTTGATGGTCCAAAAGATATGGACGATTTAAAACCAGGTGTGCAAGATGAACCTTGTGATGCTTGTGGCAAACAACACGTTGGTGCAAGCAGTTGCAATGATGATATTGAAATGGAAGACGAATTAGTTGCAGATGAAGCATATGCTAATGAGCCAGAC